TTTGTCTTGGCGTCAGTTTTGCGTTGATTGGCTCGAGCGTCGGGGGAAGAAATGATTGATGAAGAAACATTTGTTCACGATCCGCGCCGCGCCGGAGACGTGAAACGATACCACGCACAGACGCATTTAGTTCCACAGTCGGTCGCTTCGCATTCGTGGAATTTAGCGCGTATCGTTACCACGATATGGCCAGAAGCGCCGAAGCATGTCATCGTATATTGTATTTACCATGATATCGCAGAAGGTGCTTGCGGGGATTTACCCTATACGACTAAGCTCCGTAGCGCGGCCATAAAAGAGAACATGGATTTACTCGAAACGGGAGCGGTTCGGACGATGATAGGGATTTGGGGTATCCCGGGCCTACCTAAATTGACGGACGAAGAAAAGCGGTTTGTGAAAGCCGCAGAATATGTGGAGTTCGCCGAGTATTCTTGGAATGAAAAAAATCTCGGTAATAAATACATACAAGTCGTCTTGGACCGAGTTTTACCGTTGATTAACGCGACGAAGTTCAAAGACACGTATTTGAATACGAGATTTCACTCGTATGTTAAGCAGAGAAAGCTTTACGAAGAGGGGCTTAAAAGGTAAAATGCGAAGGCAGGCGCGGAGGCAACCGACGCCTGCCTTCTTACCATAGACCAATTGAGGTTTGGCGATGGCTGGTGAAAAATTTAACCAAAAAACTCGCAAAAGTAAAGACGCAGGTATTATGAACTGCGGGGTTTACCGTATAGTTAATACGAGAACCGGCGATTTTTATATTGGCTCTGCAGTTGACATAAAAAAGCGGCTGAAAGAGCATTTAAAACATTTGAAAAACGGAAAACATAATTCAAAGTTTCAAGCAGCTTATAACATAGAACCGAATTCAAATGTTTTTCTTAAAGAAGTTATACTTGTTTGTTCTGAAGAAAATTTAGAACTTTACGAACAGTCAGCAATTGATAGTTTAAACCCAGCGTATAACGTTTACAAAACTGTTACAAGAACTCATTTGGATAGTGAGTTCGGAAGGAAGGTCAGTCAAGCTCTAACTGATTTATGGCTGGAGGCTGACGGCGATTACTATGAGTATCGAAGAGAAGCGATAAGAAACGGTATGGCTAAGATGTCGAAAGAAGATTTCGACACGATGGTGAAAAACAATAAAGCCTCATTAACGGAGTTCTGGTCAAATCAGACGGAGGACTATAAAACAAAACACGGCGAGATAATACGAGTCGCGCACTCAAAAAGAACTCCAGAACAGAGGTTAGAAGAGAGTCGATTAAAAAGTGAAAAATGTCGAGGGGAATTGAGCGGAAGCGCGAGTATTACAGAAGAAACCGCAAAACTAATACGCGAAGCGACTGGAACTCTGCGTGAAATATTCGAAAGATTCGGAACTACACGGGGCGTCGTCTACAGCATAAAGAAAGGAACATCGTGGAAGCATCTTACCAACACACTAGTACCAGCAACGCGTGTAAGATCAAAATACAATAGGAAATCTAAAGGAAATAAAAATGGCTAAAATAGACGAAATATTGGAAAAACGTGGAGAACGTTATGGGGATTATGTCGAGCAGGCTGAGATCGTCGAAAAGCTTATCGATACAATACGTAAAAGTCCGAATTGGGAGGAAATGCCAGCGACACACCGGGTGGCCTTCTACTTAATTTGTTTAAAAATCGGTAGAGTGTGTACTGGAGACGTTATGTACGCGGACAACTTCGTTGATATTGAAGGTTACGCACGACTCGTTGCAAACGAATTGGAACGATAATGTCGCAATTGACGTTATTTACACCGACGTCGGAATGGGTTTCCCCGAAGAGTCTTCCGGACCTTCGGGGCGAACGTCTGGTGGCGGTGGACATCGAAACGAAAGACACAGGAATTTCTAAAGGTCTCGGCCCCGGCTGGGTATGGCTAGACGGTTTTATAATTGGTATAGCCGTGGCTTGGGGCGAGGACGAACAGGTTTATATCCCTATTCGGCACCCGGATACAAAATGTTTTGAGACCCGTGAAGTTAAAGGTTGGTTAACAGAGCTTTTCGCGCAGGAGAATACCCGATTTGTGTTTCATAACGCTGGGTACGATTGTGCATGGCTTGACTCTCAGCTGGGCGTAGGTTGGCCTAAGAACGTCGAAGATACTGCGGCGCTTGCTGCGATCTGCGATGAAAACAGATTTTCATACCGACTTGATGACCTTTGTGTGGATTACGGTTTGCCGGGGAAAGATGAGACGTTGTTGCGTGAAGCGGTTGCTGCGTTCGGCTTGAAAGATGTGAAGGGCGAGATGTGGCGGTTGCCCGCTAAATTTATTGGACCGTATGCGGAACAAGATTCGCGGGCGACATTGAATTTGTTTAAGAGACTTTGGGAAGTTTGTGAAAAGGAAAAGACGCAAAACGCTTACCGTCTTGAATGCGATCTTTTGCCGATGATTTATCAAATGAGGAAACGCGGTATTCGCGTTGATGTCAAAAAAGCCGAGCAAGCTGTCGTTCATTTCGCACAGGAGCGTGACAATGTTCTTGCTGAAATCAGCCGCAATCTTGGAAAGACAACAACCATGGAAGCAATCCGTTCGCCCCAATGGTTGGTGGCGTCGTTCACTGCGGAAGGACTTCAAATACCAAAAACAGAGAAGGGTAATCCGTCATTTGAAGCCGGATGGATGTCAACGTCTGAACATTGGTTACCGAAACTTATAACGAGGGCAAAGAAACTAGAAGACGCTTCGTCTAAGTTCTTTCAGAACTACATTATCGACTTTGCTCGCAAAGAGAGGGTTCATCCTAACATAAACCAGTTTCGATCGGAAGGCGGCGGTACGAGATCGCACAGGTTCAGTTATTCAGCACCGCCACTTCAACAATCACCGTCGCGCCAGGGTGAATTTGCGTCTATTTTTCGTGGAGCGTTTCTGCCGGAAGAAGGTGAAGTTTGGGCGTCTATTGATTATGGGCAACAGGAATTCAGGCTATTAGTGCACTACGCGGAGTTATTAGGTCTTGACAAAGCAAAAGAAGCTGGTGATAAATACAGAGAAGACTCGTCAACAGATTTTCATTCGCTTGTTGCGTCGTTAACCAATCTTCCAAGAAAGAGGGCCAAGGACGTAAATTTTGCTGCTGCGTACGGCTCTGGAGTACAACAGTTAGCAAACATGTCCGGAATGACTTTAGATGAAGCAACAGAAGTTCGGAAGCAATATGATACAAGAATGCCGTTTATTAAACAATTAGGAGAAGCGTGTGGAAAAAGAGCTTCTGACACGGGTATTATAAGAATGGTTGACGGTGCTGTCAGTCATTTTGATTTGTGGGAGTGCGCTGAATGGAGCGTCAAGGGTCTGCCTGTCAGTCGCGAGGAAGCAATCAAAAAGACGAAGACACCCGGCGATATTTGGTATGGAAAAAGGATAAGAAGAGCATATACGCATAAAGCATGCAACAGGTTAATTCAAGGCTCGGCTGCTCGGCAAACAAAAAAATCTATGCTCGATTGTTATAAAGCGGGATTGCTCCCGTTGCTTACAATTCATGATGAGTTAGCATTTACCGTCAAGACGAAAGAAGAAGCAGAAGCTGCGGCGGAGTGTATGGTGAACGCAATTAAATTCACGATACCTTTCGCGACAGACGTCGAATTTGGGAGGTCTTGGGGAGACTCCGCATCTGCCCGGAGTTTCGAAGAAGTGTTCGCGGAAGTTCAAAATGCAAAGTGAGCTCGAGCACCTTCACAAAATAATCGGCTCCGTCTGCGGCGAGATTTGCATTTCCTTGACGCTACATCGCGTTAGTGGCGGCAGGGCCACCCTAACTCGCTGGGCAAGCGAGCTTCGCCGAGCAGCCGAGCTCATCGAAAAATTAATTCAGTAAAGTGGGCTTTACTTTTCTAATAAAGTAAGCTATAATGGTGATGCTTGGGGGAGACCTCAGGTGTAGCTGTTTGAAAAACGAATAGGAGAACGAACGATGAGAGATTCTCAGCGCAAGAAAGTATATACTGCTGAAGTTGAAGCTTTCGATCACGATAAGAAGACGGACGATCCGACTTTTCGCGAAGTCAAGGCCGTTGAGAAATTCGTGAAGAAAGTTTTCTCAATGAAGCGGGTTCAAAAGGAGTGGCCGAAGACCAATTGGCTCCCGAGGGTCAAGGACGGTCGCGGTTGCCGGAACGCTCTGGCTCACGGTAGCGGAGCGATTTCGATTCCGGTTTGGGCGCGGCGTGAGTGGGTCATTCTTCATGAATTAGCTCACATCATTACTGCTCGCCATTACTATGGCGCAGCGGGTCACGGCTGGGAATTCTGCAAAACGTATCTGCGTCTTGTGGAAATCGTAATGGGTAAGGAAGCATATCTCGCTCTCGAGAAATCTTTCTTAAAACACGGTGTAAAATTTATCCAACCCAAAACTGAGAAACTGGACTTTACTTTCCAGCTATAGTGCGCTAAACAAAACGAATCGGCAGGGAGCGAGTGGTAACGGGTCCGCTCCCTGTCCGAAATGAACGAGATTGACGTGATGACAGAGGACCGTAAGTTACGCCGCGAGCGCATTGACGCTGCACTTAGACTTTTGGACGTACTGCACAAAGATACATTGGAGCGTCTAGCTTCTGGTAAACAAGCTGAGGAAACGACCATGACTGATGTAACTGTATTGTTGCAGGTAGCCCGTGCAGGTTACGCATTTAAATCCGACGATGACGGGTATTATTGGATTGTCAAGGAAGGCTACAAGTCAGGCCCGTTCAAAGATTTAGACTCGGCAGCTTACGAGGCATTGGCGGAGATCGAGATGAACAATGCGTATAGATTTTGGAAAAACGGCGAGACGGACTCGTGCCTTTAGTTCTCGTCGGGTTGCTCATGATCGGCTTGTGTTCAGCCGCTTGGGCCGCAGAAA